ACTGTAAAATCCGAAGCACAAAGTGCGTTGGCCGCTGCAAAAGGTGCTGCCGCCAACTTTGAACAAACTCTAATGGAGTTTGCAGAATCGACCCAAGCTCAAATTGAAAACCTTGAACAGCAAATGATTGGTGCTACACAAGATGTAATCCATCAATTGCAACAAGATATTGAAGATTTGAAAAGTGCGGTGGAATCGAAGATCCCGGCGTGGATGCATAAAACTCCCGAACAGTTGCTGCAAGATGCAATTAGTGGAATATGTGACCCTGCCGTTGATGGAATGGTTGTGCCGGATGAAGGGACTGCTAAAAAAGCTGCTCCATCAACCGCACCTGCTACCAATCCGGGGCCAACTCCGGTTGAAACTTTTGCAGTTCCATCAAAACCTCCTATTAATACCAACCCAATTGTGGTTGATCCGGTAACAGGTGTAACGCCGTAATGACAAACGTAACCAGAGTAGGTGATTCATGTGTGCCCGGTCCAAGTGGTGGATATTCTACAAATGCGTTAACCGGGTCGCCAACTGTTAACGCGAATAGTTTACCTGTGCATCGGGTTGGGGATTCATGGATTTTACCCAACCCGAATCATAAAACATCTACTGGGTCGCCCAGTGTATATGCGAACCAAACTCAGGTTGCGAGGGTATTTGATCAGACTAACACAGGTTCGATTATCAATGTAGGATCGCCAACTGTATATGCGAATGAATCGTTCATTACCGTATCTGGTGTAACTATGCCATCAAACCAGAATTCATTCAAAAATGCTGAACCACTTATTGATAATGTTGGGTACTCTGGTGTTGATGATGAATTTGAAGTAAATGGGAATGCGCCGGTATACCCACCGTTACCGCAAACCTCCCCACCAACCCCAATCCCGGTATCAGTTCCGGTGGCTGTAGAAGATGATACCCCGGAACCGGAACCCGCCAGCACACCAGTTTCGGATTGCCATATGATTACACTACCGATTGATTATGATTTTCAATTGAGCACCAATTTTAAATTACGTGATTTGAGTATCAATGCACTATTCCCACATACGATTAAAGCACAAAACGGGCTTACTGAAGCACAGATCGTATGCAATCTAAAAGCATTGGCTGAAAACATTCTAGAACCGTTCAAAGCACAGTTCGGGAGTTTTCGGATTAATAGTGGATTCCGTACAAGACAAAATGGAATATCACAGCACGAAAAGGGACAAGCCGTTGACATTCAACTTCCCGGAAAGACATATGACCAATTGTTCGCAATTGCTCAGTGGGTTAAATCTAATATGAACTACGATCAATTGCTATGGGAACATGGTAACGCACCGTGGGTACATATTTCGTTTAATCAGGCAGGGAATCGCCCAAAAAACGCTTCCAATTCTGTCATGACGATGTATCAAAACCATTATTCACCGGGTTTGAAAAAAATTACCAACTATTCATAAGGAATTAGCATGAGTGAAATACTCGATAGCAGCACATGGGAACCTACGATTTACCAAATCTCGAAAGACGATCTGGTACTTGGTGGTGCCCCAATTATCGAAGATAATCTAATTATCTCCGGTGTTGCCAACATCGCATCCCAGCAGTTGACTAACCGTACAAATTATTTGAAAGACCGTGCCGATGCTACCGATGGTAATGTTTCTGCATTAACTGATCAAATGAATACAGCTAACACCAACATCGCAACTGCCGCACATCGACTTGACGTTCTTGAACCGATTGTATCAACCATCACCGCCAACGTAGTGCTCGCTACCGATGACGCCCGTACCTCGGCTCAACTTGCCGGAGTAAGTGCCTCAGACGCTGCTGTAAGCGCTGCAAGTGCCGCTGATGCTGCTACTAGCTGTGCAACCGCATTGCCAAATGCATCCGCTGCTGCAAACTCCGCAACTGCCGCTGCAACATCGGCTACAACATCGGCATCAAACGCTGCCGCTGCCGGAACGTCTGCAACCGCTGCCGCTGCAAGTAAAAACGCTGCTGCAATCAGTGAAACAAACTCCGCATCCAGTGCATCTGCCGCTTCTACGAGTGCGACCAATGCTGGGGCAAGTAAAACTGCCGCTGCAAACTCCGCAACTGCCGCTGCAACTTCGGCAACTGCCGCTGCTTCTAGTGCGTCTGACTCCGCAACTTCGGCTGCTGCTTCTAGTACCTCGGCCACCAATGCATCAAATAGTGCATCTGCCGCTTCTACAAGTGCGACCAATGCCGGTGTAAGTGCAACATCCGCAACTGCTAGTCAAACTGCCGCTGCTGCGTCTGCTACATCTGCAACTGCTAGTCAAACCGCCGCTACGGCAAGTCAGACTGCTTCTGCTGGATCTGCTTCTGCTGCACTGTCAAGTGCAAACAACGCTGGGGTTAGTGAAACTAACGCGGCAACGTCTGCAACCAACGCTGCTACCAGTGCATTAGCCGCTGCGAACAGTGCTACCAGTGCATCAACAAATGCAACAAATGCCGTAGCCGCTGCTGCCGGGGCTTCGACCAACGCGGCATCTGTTTCGACCAACGCTTCTGCTGCTGCCAATAGTGCAACCAACGCTGCTGCAAGTGCCGCTGCTGCATCTACCAGCCAAACCGCTGCTGCAACGTCTGCCACTGCTGCTGCTGCAAGTCAAACTGCCGCATCTACCAGCCAAACTGCTGCTGCTGGTTCTGTTACTTCGGCTGCAACATCAGCTACGAACGCCGCTGGATCGGCCACTGCTGCTGCAACATCAGCAACCAATGCATCAAATGCTTCTGCGGCTGCAACCACTAGTCAAAATGCTGCTGCAACATCAGCTACGAACGCTGCTGCTTCTGCAACGACTGCATCAAATGCTCAAGCTTCCGTAGCTGCTTCTGCAACGACCGCAACATCTGCCGCAACATCCGCAACTAACAGTGCAACCGCTGCTGGTTCAAGCCAAACTGCTGCTGCTGGGTCGGCTGCTGCTGCTGCAACATCTGCAACCAATGCATCAAATAGTGCCACTGCTGCTGCAACGTCTGCTACAAATGCTGCAACCAGTGAAACCAATGCCGGTAATTCGGCCACTGCTGCTGGTACAAGTGCTACAAATGCTGCTGCAAGTCAAACTGCCGTAGCTGCATCCGCAACGTCTGCTGCAACGTCTGCTACAAATTCGGCGAATTCTGCAACTGCTGCTGGTACAAGTGCTACAAATGCTGCAACCAGTGAAACCAATGCCGGTAATTCGGCAACTTCGGCGTCTGGATATGCATCCGCTGCTGCAAACTCGGCAACATCATCAGGTACAAGTGCAACGAACTCGGCGAATTCTGCAACTTCCGCTGCCTCTAGTGCAACTGACGCTGCCAACTCCGCTGCTGCCGCCTTGGCTTATTCGATCCAACACTACAGAGGTTATTACACTACCTTAGCTGCACTTACATCAGGTGTATCATCGCCAATTGCAGGTGATTATGCGGATGTTGATGCAGGTACTGGTTCTAACGCATCGCAATACATTTGGGATACAAACGATAGTGTTTGGGTGCCTGCAAGTGCTCCTACACCAGTCACTGCGTCTCAAGTAAAAGCATTGTATGAATCGAACCTGAATACCAATGCGTATACAGATGTTGAGAAAGCTAAATTAGGTACACTGTCATCTGTTGGATATCCAAGTCTTGCGATTGCCGCAACTCTTAATATCGGATCTGTAGATTCTACTACAATTCTTATTACGCATGTTCCCGGAGTAACTGTCACATCCTTTGGTACTGCGAACGCTGGTGTGTTCCGTCAATTGATTATCGGGTCCGGGCCAGGGCATACATTAACTTACAATGCAACTTCATTGATTATTCCGGGTTCCGCTAATATCAGTGTGACCGCAGGTACTGTTGTAGAAACTGTATCGTTGGGTGGTGGTAACTGGAAAATAACTTCGGTATGTAAAGCTGATGGTACGGCGGTGGTTGGCACTCCATGGACGGGTGGTACACTAACAAGTCCTATTAACGAAGCCCCGATGCAAAACATTGGAGTGGTATCAAGTAAAATTGATTTGGGTTCTGCAACAACAAACACCCTTGTTATAAATGCATCTGATGGTAGTGCAACAGTAAGCAATTTGGGTACACTTGTTAGTGGCGCAGCTCGAAAACTTATTAACCAATATTCATCACCTGTGGTTTTTGATAGTACGGGTAATATCCTTACACCGTTTACTCTTAACTATGGGGAGGTGGCTGAACTAACATACAATGGTAGTGGCTGGACCGTTACAGGAATCGTCCAATATTCACCATCATATTATCAGGTGATGGCTGGATTTGCGAATGGAAGTGGTTCCGCGACGGGTACTGTAGATATCGCCGGTAGTTCGACCAACCCACGTTCAGCTCCGATCAAGTTGCGTGCAGGTACAAACATGACCACACCAGAAAATGGTGCGTTCGAGTATGATGGTACATCGCTAACATTTACTACAGGTAGTTCGCGACTAACACTTGCTTCACCGACGACCAACCTTGGTACAAAATTAGATGCAACCGCTAACGCAGTGTCTGCCACCAAGCTGGTTACCGCAAGAACCATTAACGGTGTGTCATTTGATGGAACCGCCAACATCACTGTAGCGGATTCAACAAAGGCTGCGAAGGGTGCAAACTCTGACATCACCAGTTTGACAGGATTAACAACTGCATTGACAGTTGGTCAAGGTGGTACAGGGGTAACATCACTTTCAGCTCTGGCAACTGCTATGAGTTTGGATCAGGTTACAAACACCAGCGATGCCAACAAACCAGTGTCAACCGCACAACAAACAGCTTTGAATGCGAAGTTGGCGTTGGCCGGTGGTACGATGTCGGGTGCATTGAATGAAGCTCCATATGTTACTATTGCAAGTGCATCTACTGTAAATATCGGGGCGGCAGCGGCCAACACAATCACAATTAGTGGTACTACAACCATTACAGCGTTTGACACCGTTGCGGTAGGGACTAAACGTACAGTAGGGTTCTCTGGGTCGCTTACACTTACATACAACGCCACTTCCATGATATTAATTACGGCGGCTAACATTGTCACCCAAGTTGGTGATTATGCGGTGTTCATGTCATTAGGTAGCGGTAACTGGCAGATGATCGATTATATTCGGAAATCTGGTGTACCTCTTGGTATTATCGGTACATGTTCTCAAACAAGTGGTGTGCCAACAGGTTCCATCATTGAAACTGGTACAAATGCCAACGGGACATACACCAAGTGGGCAGATGGTACAATGATTTGTACTAAGACATTTGCAACGTTAGCCATTGCTTCTGCAACAGGTGCAACTACTCAGTCTTCTACATATACATTCCCAGCGACGTTTGTTGGTGCGTGGAGTCCAAATTACACTGGTCAAGTAACAGACGCAACACCATCGGTATATTCTATCGGTATGTTTGACTGTGCGGTAGCTACAAGCCAAGTAGGATGGAGATTCACTATTCGAAACACCGGTGGTACTGCAATTACTCAGATTCTGGGTGCCGCATTTACCGCTATCGGAAGATGGTATTAATCTCTATAACAATAAATACCCAACTCATCGAGTTGGGTATTCACTAAAGGATTTGTAATGATTATTAAATTTTCACCACAGCGTCGGGATGATGTCTTGACTGTTATTAAAACCGGGGATACGCTCAATATCAACGGTGAAGACTTCGATTTTTCTTTTATCACGGAAGGCGCGACGTTACCAGCGGAAGCTGTTGGATCTGAATGGGTTGTAGGGGATGTTAGTAGAACTAATGGACAATTAACTCTAACTGTATTACTACCAAATTCTATAGATGCAACTGATGCTGCTAAATTCCCAGTTGATCTTACCGACCCAGTTGATGGGCCATTGGAGTTACCAGTATGAATATTGATGTAACCAAATTAGTTACCGCTGATATGAAAGCAGCTAAAGCTAAAGCAGAACTAGAATCACAATATGTAGATGTGGTACAGACCCAGTTAGATTTGATTGCAAAATCTTATGGCTACGACAATATCAAAACTGCGGTGACCTATGCAGACGAACCAGCAGTTGCAAAATTTCAAACCGATGGGAAAGCTTTAAGAGCTTGGCGGTCATTGGTGTGGAATTATTGTTATGAACAATTGGCGTTGGTAGAAGCCGGTTCTAGAACCCAACCAACTATTGACGAATGGGTATCAGAACTTCCGGTGTTGGCACCAATTCAATATAGTTGATATGAGGTCGGTATGAGTAAATTTCTAAACAATCTGAAAAGTGAACAGTTGGGTAAATGGAACCATAGACTATTGGCCCAACTTGATTTGCAGGATGACATTCATGGGGTGATTAGCGCTCCTGTAGATTTTGAAACAGACTTTGCATCAATCAACTCAATGCATAACATCATTTTATTTCCTATATGGGCATTGGTGGCTGGGTATGGTAATCCATCTGCCGCATTGCATGACCATCTGTACACTACAGGTGAACTTAGCCGTAAAGAATGTGATGGTGTTTTGTACCGTGCTTTAAGAGCTGAAGGTGTCGCTAAATGGCGTGCTTGGATGTTCTGGGCCGGGGTTCGTATTGGTGGTAGAAGTCATTACATGACTGCATAAGAAAAGGGGCCAATTGGCCCCTTTTTATTTGATTATAAATACAGAATACACAACAGGAATACATATGGATACTATAATCTATTCCGATATCCGTAAGAATATGCTAATGGACCCAATTACATACGATGTATCTGCCGCTACCAATGACCGTGCTATTATCGATTCTGTTATGAATTTGGTATTGACGGAAAAAGGTGAACGGCTGTACCAACCTGAAGTTGGTGGGAACATATCCGGGCTATTATTCGAACTAATGTCCGATGAAACAACTTATATGATCAAACGGGAAATTCAGGAAGTAATCACTAACTGGGAACCAAGAGCGGTTCTGCAACAGGTTGATGTGATCCCTGATTATGATAACAACGCTTATTATATCACCATTCGATTTTATACAATCTACAACTTAGAGTTGCTTCAAGTTGCAGCTCTAAACCTAAATTCTAAGGCTACTTCATGATTAATACCGACTTCTCTGCTTTAGCGTTTGCAGATATTAAGAACAGCTTAATCGACCATTATAAAAACAGTGCTAATTTCGCAGATTATGATTTCGAAGGGTCGCGAATGAACACCTTAATTGATGGTTTGGCATATGCGGCATTGTATCAAGGTACAATGGCGAATGCTGCATTATTCGAATCATTCCTGCAATCTGCTCGTAATCGTGGGTCTGTTGTAATGGGCGCCCAAAATATCGGATATGTACCCGCGTCCACCCGTGGTGCAACTATCGATATGGGTATCACATTAACTTATAACCAACCGGGTGCATTACCAAATTCAGCTAAAGTACCGTTTGGATTCAAATTCTCAGGTACGATGGGCGATACCAAGTACGATTTCGTAACCTTCAAAGATACGTTTATTACGAAGAATACAGCCGGTACATATACCGGTGATCTGAATGTTATTCAAGGTAAGATCATACGCCAACAATACACATGGGCTGCTAATACCCGAATTTTTATCCGAGATACCACAATTGATCGTAGATATATCAGAATTCAGGTAGATGGTGTTGATTATACCCTTGCAGGTAATGCCGCAAGAACAAATTCCACGGATGCTGTCTATTATTTCCGTGAAACCCAAGATGGGTGGACAGAGATTTACTTCGGTACTGGTGAATTGGAAATAATTCCGGGCCAGCCGGATCTGAGTAACTATGTTGGTGGTATCACACCCGCAGTAGGTCAGACCGTTGTTATCCAATATCTGTCGGTTAAAGGTTCAGCCGGTAACGGTATCACCACATTTAAAGCGGTGGATTCGGTTGCTGGATTTGACTTCGCGATCACATTGTCATCTGATGCTATCAGTGATGGTGGTGGTGACAAGGAAGATATTGAACGCATCAGAACAGTGGCTCCAAAGGTATTCGAGGCTCAGGGTCGTTGTGTGACCGCACAGGACTATGAAGCGTTTGTCCTCCAAGAGTTTGGATCGGTGGTTCAGGCAATTCGATGCTTTGGTGATAATACAAAACCGGGTTATGCATTTATCGCGATCAAACCAGTCAATGAACTGGTAATGAATAGTGCGGAAATGCAGGCAATTGAAGACTACTTGTCGGATTACAATGTTGTTACAATTGCCCCTCTAATCGTTACCCCGGATTATATCTTCATTGAACAGACTATATCCGTGGATTATCGGGTTACTGAACTAAGTGTGTCTGAAGATCAATTAATTACCAACATCAGGGCTCAGGTGGAAGCATATTTTGCACAGAATATTACCACATTTTCAGCCAGTTTTCACACATCCAAGTTACTGAGTTATATCGATAATACCGATACTTCGGTATTGGGTTCTAGATGTAGTATTCGTCTGGTTAAAGAGTTAGAAGATAACTATCTAACCCCGACAACAGGTGTAAACTTTCTGAATCCGTTGGTGCCTACAACGTTTATCAGTTCACCAATTTCATTTATTCAAGATCCCGCTAATCCATATGATCTGAATATTTTGAGTACGACTTCTGGTGGATTAGTGATTGGACCATTCAACGCCAATTCGGGGATTACCCAACAGGCATATGTTTTGAATGACTTCAATAGAGTAGGTACTTCACCTAATGATCAATACTTTTGGATTGGTAATATTGATCATCCATCAGGGTCTGTATATTTCAACCTTGGGGCACTCGGGCTTCCTAGAACAAGTTTTGCTGTAGCGAATCTTCAAATGTATGCCAACCCGGTAGAGACTGATATCTATACCAAAAACGGTTCTCTGATTGTATACGAGCCTTTATTGCGCCCTACCTACATTTCAGTCGCCATTCACCCAATTTTGTGATAATAAAACATGGCACAATCACCAGCATTAGAAATAGTTCGAATTAAGAATGTCGCCGGGACATTTGCCATGATTACATGGGATGATCTGGGTGGTGTCTTCAACTATGAAGTTCAGAAATCTGCAAACAGCGGCCAATTTATTGCCGCTGGTATTACAAGCAGTTCTGAATATTTCGATCAAGATGTAACCCCAAATACCCTGTATGTTTACAGGGTACGTGCAATATCGACTGAATATACACCAAGTGATTGGACTCTATCAGAATCATTCACCACATTTGCAAGTAATTCATATGTGGTGACCTCGCAATCATCGGTATCGATTTATCAAAATTTCATCAATCAAAAATTGGTTAAAGCAAATAGTATTTTCAATTTCAATAAAGATGAAATTGATGGTGTATTGGTTAAAGAAGGGTTCGCATTTAATAACTCACATACCAATATTACCGATGTTGAAAACTATATCCTATATCAAGATGAATCGCTGCAATTATATGGTGACGTGTCCGAGGCATGCGGGGATAGATATAAGCTTCTACCAGCGTACTTCAATGATATTTTCTTTTCGTTTGAACGAAAACAATCTATTGTCCGATACTCAAAAAATAATGCTGCATCGTGGACTCTCCATCGCGGTATTCTTGGTCGAGTTGGTAACCCAGTAGGGACGCAAGTTGCTGTAACAACAGACGAATCTATGTACATCATGGGTTGGGATGGGATCTACAATCTTACATTCAGCACTGATATTAAATGGTCTGACAATGTTATGACACTTAGTTCTATCACCCAAACATTTAGTCCGAGTAATCCGGGGTCGTTCCGTATATCAAAACTGGTGGATCTACCATCTGGATTGGGTTATGGGTCGATTGAGGCAATTACAATTGATGAAGATGGGGATCGGATTTATGTAGCTTCGGCCAACACCATCTATTCACTGGAACTACAATCTATCAGTTTAGATGGATCTGGGAATCGACAATGGAATACAAATACTATTGCGGTCACCGGTGACACAACAAATGATGTTCTGGTTAAAAACTTGGTAGCTTTCAACGGCTCCCTGTATGCGTATGTGCCGGGTGTAAGGACAGGATCTGGGGTAACCCTTGAGAGTGGCTATAACGTAGCACCATCGACCTACGAAGGGATATACCAAATAGATTATGGTTTGACCACATCGACCCGCGTGTATGGGAATGTGAGTGATGAACAAACTACACTAGATCCGTTGATTTCCAATCTATCTAGATCATCAACTCATATTTTATTTGATGGTATTAATCGACCATATTTGTTGGCAGATGATCCATTATCATTGGAATCACCTACACCGGGCTATACTGATAGTGATTTAGATCCTGATAGAGTTGATTATGCGGTTCAGTATGTAATAGACCCCACCAACATTGTAACAAATAACCGTGGTTATCGAAAACCAATACGATCTGTTGATGGTGTATCATGGATTACCAGAGAAGAAAACTATCACTATGAATCGCAATACTTGTGGTTTGATGGTAATAGAGTTTGGGTGAACTATAAAGCCAAGTTGGCATTGATTACCAAACGTGCAGATTTCGTTCAAGCATTTACCAATCCATCCGAAACTTTAGATAATGGTAAGTATACATTCTATGCGGATTCATTCAATATCAGCGGATTCCCCGGATATGTTATCGGGATGGTATTTTACAAAAAAACGACCGGTGATCTTATTGGATATTACAGCCTCGGGTTCCGAACCCGCGACAATGCAATTTTCACATGGGTTCCAGATAGACAGATTGCAAATGCAATTTTAGCATCTAATTCCATTGATGCTGTTGTAGTGGAAGATACTCCGACTAATGAATCTGATATTGTGCCACCATTAGATCCAATGGTGTACCAATTCTTACCTGAGCAGTTCATTCAAAATGAACCTCTGTATGTATCGTTCGTGGAAGAATATCTGAAATTTCTATCCAGCGATAGACATTCTGATTATGGTCAGTTGTATAATCTTATTCAAAACCATGATGTAAATGAAACTGAATATCTGCAAATGTTTTACAATGATCTATCGAAGCGAAACGTCTATCTAGATACCGCAAAATGGACCCAGCTTTTGAAGTTCATTAACAACAGACCATCGGATCTATATTCCATCAAAGGTGTAAAAGATTCGTATAAGTTTTTGTTTAAATTGTTGTATAACGAAGAAGTGACGATCACAACGGAAATCGATTCGCAGTACGAATATGATATTATCGTTGCATCTGACAACGCTACATCGGATCTAGTGGGTAATAGACTTACATGCAGCACCGGCTATGGGGATGTGGTGTACTATGATCGGTACTATGATACCAACGGTAATGCATACTGGCAGATGACGCTAAATAACATCATAGGGGAGTTTGATATCGGCGAAACCATAACATCCGCAGGCAACCCAGCGTTTGCAGGGACTGTAATCCGTGGTGTTGTTGGTAAAGAAGCTCCACTTGATAGTCAGGATTACCTGAACCGTGGACCAACGTACTATGCGATATCGATCTACTCCCAAATGCAAGTTTCGAAATATCGTGACGATGTTCTAAGGTTTGTGCATCCAGTTGGTTTTGGATTTGTTGGGATTATGCTGATCACCATGTTTGTAAACTCAGGTGTTTCGACAACCCACAAAGAAACTTTGGTTGACATTTTGCAAACCCTAAAATGGGATATGGGACTTCCTAGTGTATATCCACCTACGTTACCAGCGTTGGATACCAATGGAAAATACCAGATGAATAATTATGGTGTGATTCAAACAACCCCACATCCACTGGCAGGACAGGCATTTCCGCTGACTCCGACATATATGGCCGATAATCCACAAGTTATCGACGGTCAGGATTCAGATCAACGTCGTAAGGATTCTTACTTGTTTGATAGTTCAAACCTGCGTTTCATAAACATGCGTAAACTTGTTGATCGTCGTCTAAAAGATGGATTGACCCAAAGGAAAGATTCATAATGACAGTTATATATCGTGGGTTGGTAACCCCTAAATTTAGAACAACCGCGATGATGAACTTTATTGGAAGAATTGCGGATGATGCCGACTCGAACACATATTATATGTCGTTCGGTCGCGCAACACCGTGGTCCACCTACGAATCTAGTTCATATTTCAAACCACCATATCCGGTGACCAATGATACCGGTATTGCATCACTATGGGATGATATGCTTGGGCTTATCAAAGTGTCCAAGCTGTCATGGATTCCTGTAATCCCTCGCAGAGATTGGGGAAACCCCACTTACCAAAATAGCCTGACATTCCAAATTGATGATGTGGTTGTTGTAAACTCCCTAACCGGCGTGAATAAATATGACACAGCCGATGCGGGTTACATGGTATATCGATGTGTGCAAGTCCCACAAACCGATGGTACGTGTAGCGTCAACCAATTGAGAGATAGAACCGACTGCTTGATGGCAGGTGGTACATGGTCGCCTACCGCTAGTTTGGGTGGGCCTGATAATATCCCTAAAGGGAAGAATTCTGCATATGATTCTGGTGATGGTTATCTATGGGCTTTCCTGTATACCATTCCACCTGATGAAGTTATCAATTCGACCAACGATGATTACATTGTAGTCCCAACCCCGGATGATATTACCACCAACCCTAGTAAATGGGGTATTGTAGATACCGGAAATATCAATCAAATCAGCCGAATTATTTTTGACATCAACTGTAGTTCCCTTATGGGCGCCGCACAGTTGACCGACCGAGATTTTACTAATACAAACCGGGTGGGTAATACCGGATATCGTCAGTTGGCAATTCTGGTAAACCCGTTGCTTGCAAAAGCACATCAAGGTGACCCAGATGTCAAAGCTACTGATTATACCTATGACCCTAGCCAACTTCTGGTTGAATCCGGTGAAGTTCTTTACATTGAGAACCGACCTCCGATTTATCGATCTAGCGATCAGACAGAATCTATCCGAATTATTTTGAGTTTCTAATAATGAGTAAAAACCTGCTTATCACGGGTGTTGCTGGTGATAATACAACCGGCGACACCTTATATAATGGTGCAACCAAGATCAATGCTATGTTTGGTGAGGTATATGATGCCTTTGGTCTACAAGGCTCTAATCCACAAGACATTCATGCAACTGGTTACTTCCAAACCCCACAACGTAGTTATTATACATATCCAGTAACCGCTGGTAGTATGTTGAATGTGGATACTCGAAATGGTGTTCTATCAGTCAAACTACCTAATGGTAGAATTGGTGAAATGGTTAAACTTCGTGACCCTTTTGGGTCGTGGGTAACCAACCCAATTACGGTATATGCTGATGGTATTGAGGAAATCGATAGTCTCCTAACTCCGGTTACGCTAAATATTTCATTCATCGAAGTTACATTTGTGTGTATCAATGATACACCGGGTCAAGTAAATTGGACGTACTCTCTCAAGAGTTTGATGGACAGGACAATTCGCCTGATCGATACAGTATTTGTTTTAACCCCAACAACTCCAATTACATACACAATCGGTAGTACGGCTTCTTTTACATCTGCACAGTTGTTCTTTACAGGATTACAACGTCAAGGTGGTACGGCTGTCACTTCCTCTGAAATTCACCTTGCCCATGATGGAACAACGCATGTTTATAATGAATCCTCGGTTCTTAGTACCGGCACTACTCGTGTATATGACATCGATTTTTCTATTCAGTCTGGTACTGTAGTTATGATGTTAACCACAACTTTACCACAAGTTAAAGTTGCCGTTAGATCGACCGATTTTACTCGAATTACACTGTGATGGTAGGCTAAATGAAACAAGATATTATTTTAGGTGCAGCGGTCGATGATTCGACCGGTGACTATATTCGTCAGGGTGGGTTGAAGATCAACTCCAACTTTGATGAAGCCTACGCAGCATTAGGGGATGGAACTGAGTTCCACCCTGCCGGTGCTTTTCAAACATGGTCCCATAGTAATGGGTCAGATTTGACCCCAGATTTTGGTGAAGCATACAACATTAATACCTTGGCTGGTGTAATCGAGGTTACGCTACCAAAGGGTTCCCCCGCAGAGTATGGCCGTGTTATCAAATTACGCGACGTACACGCATCATGGGGCACCAATGATTGTATTGTTCAACCAACATCAGGTGATTCGATTGGGGGTTCAACCAACCCAGTTGACTTTGCCACAGACTTTTTAGATTTAACATTTGTCTATACATCCCCATCGACATGGAGATATATCTACGGTGTCAAATTGGACTCGCTTCCAGTTCTGCCCGGTGCCGGTGTTGTAGTACAGACATTTAGAGTAACACCAACTCAATATAATGATGGCTTCTTCACCAACATCAGTCCTTCTGGTTATGACGCAAGTTCGGTTCAGGTATATCGAAATGGTGCGTTGCTTACATATGATTCAAACATTGCTAACACCGACTATGGATCTAGATCCGGTACATCAATTACCCAATTGAATGGGATCGATATTTACGTCCCATATGTAGTGTCTGGTGATGTTATCACAATCATTAGCTATTCAAGAAGCGTTGAAAGTAGCCCTGTTTCATATGTTCGGTATGATTGCCAGATGATTTCGGCTGGTAACCCACAAGTTGCGGTCCCCGGACAATCTGCAAAGATTAAGACCGGTGGTATGTACAGTCTAACCGATTTTGGGCTTCCTACTGATGAACAGGTAAACCCGGCTGCATGTCAAGTGCTGGTTAACGGTACTGTATTGGTGGAGGCTGGTAAAGCACTTTTAAGTTCGGCTGGATATGAAGATTATGCCATCGGGGCCGATAGTTTAGGTCGTTGGAACCAGTTAAGCATTAGTCCAGATTTGAATGATGGGGATATTGTTACTATCATCTATTTCAACAATGAAATTGGATCAATTTTAGGTTGGGATACGGTAGGTGGTATTCAATCAAGGGTTGCTGCTCAGTTCTTGGATACATCATTTATCTTTAATAGATCCAATAAGATTCGCTACACCGATACAACAAACCCATCGGCTGTTACTACAGCGGTTGTTGCAGGGACCGAAACAAATATTCGGTTTGCAAACGTTATTCAATTGTTGGAATCGATATATCCTGTCGGTTCCCTCTATATGAATGCAAACAACCCAGCAAACCCATCGCTATATATGGGGTTTGGTACATGGGCTAGATATGCAACCGGAAGAACTATTTTTGGATTTACGGATGCGTTGGATAGTACCAACAGCCCAGATCCGTTGTTCGGTGTAAACCCGGATATCTTAGATGATTATGGTAATCCTGCGAAAATTGCTGGTAACAGAATTGGTGCTAGACAGGTGCAACTGGGTGTACAACACATCCCGGAATTGGTGTCTGATCGTCAATATATGAGAGAAGCATTGTCAGGAACAGGTGAGATAAACCTTACCGGGTGTCTACCAGACCCGAGCGTGACATTGGCATCTTTAGCTACATATGAATTGGCAACGGTTAATATCAACGGTACAACAGGTCAATCTGCTGCGGACTTTGCTATTATTCCACCGGCCATCACAACTTATATCTGGGTGAGAACTGCATAATGAGTATTAATAGACAGGCTGCATCGATTACAACTAATGATGCGGCTGATATCACATATGACCAAACACTGTTCCCGCAAATTGGGTCGGCATCTGCCGCCCAACAGGCGTTGGGTATCGATGGTCCAAATGTTCAGGCGGCACTTGATCAGATTTACGATAGTACCACGGTACAACCCGGTGCGATTGTTGTAACATTAAGTGCATTGAATCCGAATACTGCACCTACGGTAAGTTATTCGCAGGTTAGTAAAGTAACTGTTACCGGAACCCCGGTAGCGGGAACTCTAATGATTGCTGGATATCAAGTCCCAATTTTAGCAACCGATACCACAACACAAATTGCTACAAAAATCAGTACAGCATTGGCCGCAAACACAACAGTGTTTTCATCCGCCGTGGCTTCGACTAATACCGTGACGTATACCTATATTGATAGTCATGACCATCAAGTTGACAATAACATTCAGTTAGGGTTGACCGTATCGACTACCACAACCACATATGGTGGTACACCGGGATACCTCGGGTATGGTTGGTGGGAGCTGCTTGGGTCTGAAGCTAAATACGGTAAGACCTTCTATAGCTGGCTGCGAATCTCATAAGGTGAGTTATGACAAACACATTTACATACGCTAAGGCTGTTTCGGAATCTTATACGGCCCCCAAAGTCGGATTTGACCCTACCACTGGCCCAGCGGTAGCTAAAGGATTTACCTCTACAAACGTGCAGGATGCGATTGTAGAGGCGAGATACATCCCGGTATATGCTAGCCAGACTATACCGGGGATCGTGCGTAACGCGACGGATACAGAGTCCCTATGGGAAGCTGTAGTCAATGCCTATGTCACACCAAACCAGATGGCCGCAAAGATTCATAATTTTTGGACCAGTGTAATTCAACCTGCGATTCCACCAGCGGTAACTTTACCTACGTTTACATATGGCGGTTCTGGCTCCATGGCAGGGATGGCGTCTACATATACAAGTTTACCTGTAGGGTCATTTGTCGTATTTGAAGAATACTACACCTATGTTGTTGGGTGGGGTAATGGTAGTTCTACTGTCGGTGCATATCGTCGAAGAACAATGGTGAGAACAAATAATGCCGGATGGCAGATGGTGATTCAATGATTAATACTTCGGTTCAATCTGTTTCTGATTTGATGCAACAGATTGATGCTGTTATCCCAACTGGGAAACAGGCGATGCTTGCAAAGTTCAACGCATATTCTGGCGCATTTATTACATGTCAAGGTGTGGTTCCTTTAGAATATTTGAATACTACAAATTTCACTTTTATCCAAATTGAAATCGATCCTGTGACCCAAAAGGTGGTTGGGACCAAAGATAGTTTCACTATTGTTGATATCGCCACCTCAAAGACTAAAATCTATGAGACTCAAGTAAACACCCTATGCAGGGAAAAAATCTATAAAAGATTTCATCTTGAAGTTCAATTGGATATCATCCGTCAGGCGGTTGCAGAACTATTGCAGAAGGTCGGTCTTGAGGATGAAGCGTTGTTTGATATGAACGATTACATCGATGATGTTAAACGTGCAAACAAGGTTTTGAAACAGTCCTATATCAGTAACCCAGATTTTGATTTCATTACCATTGAAGCTGAACAAGCTGAACAAGATGCTCAATTGGATGGTGGATTACATGAATTGATGGGGCCTGCCAACTTAGTTAGCCAAGGATTACTTGCAAAATAATGGCACTCCAACTAATTGAATGCCCACATTTTACGCAAAGATTTTGTAGAGAACTTGTGAGCGAACTTGATGAATTTGATGCAAACAGATTCACAGATCGCTCTAAAGGAACTACTCTGTTCCGAACCATTGAACGGGTGCCTGCCAAATATCGATCCATGATCAACTTGGATATTCCGAAGTCTATTCGAGAAAAGTTAATCAAGGCCGCACCAAAGTGTGGAAGCTTCCTAGAAGAAGTGATTGTAAATATGTATGAGCCGGGTGATTTTATCCCGATGCATATCGATTCACATCACTATTTGAGTTTCTGTGTTGTCCCACTGGTTGAAGATGGTGATGGATTCTCTGCGTATTTTGATGGCCCAAACGGCGATGAAACTTTTTATCCAGACACTATCGGAACTGGTATCCATGTAACAGGCAACAAGCTTGTACATGCGGTCAGGCCGGTATCCTATAAACGTTATATAGCATTGTATCTATACCTATGAGCATCCATATTAAAAGAAAACATCTTACTAAGAAGGCTGTCAAGTTGCTAACCGCAATTTCAGATGGTGCTACTTGGGATGAATCAACATCCATTCGTCGTAGAATGGGTGCAAATGGGATGGATAACCCTTCTATGTATAAAACGTGGAAGTGGTATAAAATCCCACGCCCTGATAAAGCAAACATCATTGATCAAACTCCAAATGGAATTTGGGATAAAACATTCCTATTCTTCTTTAGGAAGTATGATAAGGATGTTGGCCTGTTAGACACTATGACCAACTGGGTTGGCACCAAGAACACAGCAAGTTTCTTCTGCGTTTCTCTAGGTGTGAATCAACAAATCATCATTGATGGTGAGTTGTTCATGTTGGAACCGGGTGATTCTATCAAATTCAATATTACCCATGAACATCTAGTCCCGAAAGTTAAGGAAGACAATCTTTGGGCAATTTGGATGACAGTGGAATAAATAAAAGGGGCCAATTGGCCCCTTTTTCCGTTTATAAATACTTGTATCAATTGGGGATATAACATGGCAACAGCTACAAATCCTACTCAACTTAAAAATATCATTCTCTCTCGACTAGGTGCCCCGGTTAATACAATTAACGTAACCGAACCTCAGTTGTTTGAAGCAATCGATAGAGCGGTAGATATTTACGTTGACTACCACTATGATGGTGTCAACAAGATGTATGTGATTAAAACTATTACAGATGACGATGTTGCGGCTGGACTAATCCAACTAGATGTCAAATTACAAGCAGTATCCAGAGTATACCGAAATACGATGTCGGTTGGTGGTGCTTGGTCGGATGGTTCGGTATTTGATGCTGGATGGCAATCTGGTGCGGATTTAATCAAAATGATGTCAGGCTCCCTAGGTGCATCTAGCCAAGGTGGTGGAATGTTCAGCGGGGGTGGGTATGGCTTGGCGTTATATGATGCTTTCCAACAGAACCTAGAACTTATTCAGCGGTTTTTCACACCAGACCTTAATTTTTGGTTCAATACCGACTCAGGTAAACTAAAAATTCTGAGTGAAGGTAATTTGAGTGTTGGTCAGATTGTAATTATCGAATGCTATGTTGCATCCGGTGTTTACGTGGATCAATCCTATATTTCGCAACCTGATGCCGCATCTGGATTGTTTGTTACAAACGCCGATCAGAATTACCATAACCCATACGCGTATACCATTGGCGGTACATCTGCCGACCCAACTCAATCTGCTACATTTATGAATCAATCGATTTACAATAACCGTTGGTTGAAGGAAATGGCGACTGCGTATACCAAGCTGCAATGGGGTACAAATATGAAGAAATTCAATGGTCAACCATTACCGGGTGGTATTACTGTAAATGGTCAGGCGATTTACGATGAAGCACAGGCTGAAATCGCCGAACTTCGTAAAGAGCTACTAATGTTGCAAGAACCACTACCGTTTTATATGGAGTAATTCATGCCACTATGGAATACAAACGCTTGGGCATCAATTGAAACTGATGACCCAAGAACGTTGGATAATATTCGAAATCCATATTTTAATCATAATTCTATCGTATCCGAATCGAGTTTATTGAATGATCTGGTTTCCGAATCTATCCAGATGTCTGGATTAGAATTCTGGTACATCAAAAGAGAACTCCCAAATCTAGATCGCATCTTTGGTGAAGATTCTACAAACAAGTTTACAGATTACTACAAAGTCAATATGTACCTACAGTCGTACAACGGCTGGCAGGGACAACAAGACTTCTATTCGAAGTTTGGTATTTCGGTTAGTGATGAGGTTGATTTGATTGTTCAGCCTGATATGTTTGCACATCAAACTAATGGGATGATTCCAAGACCGGGTGATCTTGTTATGTGGGATCGTCGGGCGGCATCAGGAAGACCCGCACTATTTGAAATCATTTGGGTAGAACAGGATGATCCATTCCATCCAAACGGGACATTACCATTTCGTCGGATTACCGCACAGAAATTTGCTTACAGTCGAGAAGATATGCCACTTATTAACCAATCTGTCATTCCAGATCCTAACGGTACTGATATCCCATCAGATATTCTGGATGAACTGATCCAAATGAGTAGTCATGGTGATATTGATCGCCCAGATTTTGCTGAATCTGATCAAATTCAATCGGAAGGTAGTGTATTAACAGTATTTGATGAAAACGATCCATTTGGGGCTAGTTACTAATGATAAATGATATCCACCAATACAACAAGTCAGTACGCAATTATGTCGTACTGATGGGTACGTTGTTCAACAAAGTTACTATCCTCCGGCCAGATAAAACAGATCCGATGGTCGTTCCAATCACATATCAATCGAAAGAAAAATTCGTAGCATATTTGCAGAACATGAACCAAAATACTGCCGGAGTATCTAATTTTCCAGACCTCCAAACAATCTTACCGCGCATGAGTTTTTTCATGCGCAAGTTGTATTACGACAAATCTCGGAAAGTTAACACCCTGCAATATTCGATGAATATTATAGAACAGAATGGTTTGAAGGTTCATCAGAAACAGTTGGCCCCGGTTCCATACAATTTTGAATTTGAAGTCTGTGTATATACAAGATATGAAGATGATATGTTGCAGATTATCGAACAGATTTTGCCATACTTCCAACCACATTTTAACGCTAAGATAAAAGAATTTTCCTTAGCAGGTGTCGTTGATCGGGACATTTACATCAATTTGACCGACTGCGAGCCAGAAGAGGAAATGATTGGGTTGATGGCGGATGATCGTCGCCATGTAATTTGGAATTTGACGTTTGAATTGTATGGGTATCTGTACCCACAAATTCAATCCGCCAATATTATCAAGAAAACTATTGTCAATTTTGTAGGTAACGTAGAAGACCTATTAGATGATGCCGCTGCAATCTATAGGGTAACCAATGAAGTTATCCCAGAATCTGCGGATATCACTGATCCATACATAATCCAAACCACGGAAGAATATCCGAATGGATAAAGAAGAATTCGATTTTCTGGAAACTGGGGATCTTGATGGGCTACTAGGTGGGGAAACCCGACCTAAGCCCGTTGTGGTCGTTTCTAAGACGAATCCAATCGAAGACCTAGCAGACCTAGATCCTAGCCTTCGAGACGACTTGAACGTCTCCAGAGCGACCCTGAGAGCACAGCAGGAAATTATGATGCAACTCGCTATCAGCATGGCCCCAGAGGTAATGCTAGCAGAACATCCAAAGATGGTGGAAGCGTTTGCAAAACTTATGGCCCAAATGACATCAGCATCGAAAGCGTTGGTGGACGTACATAAGGTCACCAAAGATGCAAAATCTGTTGCTAGCGTAACCACACATAACCAACAAATTAACGCGGAAAAAGTCTTTATCGGAACCCATGGCGAACTGCTGAGTAAGATGGGAACCAGACAAGACACTCACGAAAAAGAAGTAAATTCAAAGGCTGTAAAATATGACCCGGAAAAAAACAGAGCTACCGAATGATGGTGAAATAGTCAATTCCACTTACGAATCGGATCTATTATCAGATGCAGAAGCGATGAGACTACTTCTTGAGAAAGATGGTAAAGAATTAGAATCCACTTTCATCAAAGCCCCAGACTTCCAATCAGTTGATCCAGACAACTTTATGTGTTTCAAAGATCGTGATAATCGCCGTGCGAGATACATGGGCGACATGGATTTACGCCGTGCGGAACAAAGCAAACCGATGACGCCTGAA